TAGGGGTTTATTATATTTTGTATTGTTGTTTCTAATTGTTTAGTGTTTTTAAATTCGCCGCTGTTCATCTCGCCATATATCTCAATGAACGCGGTTAATACTTTACGTTCTGTTATATAGTAGCCTATATACTGACTATTTAATAATATATCTGTATGTGCTTTGTATTGGTCTTGTGCTGGGTGGTTAATATAAGTTATCATGTTATTAAGTTTTAAAGGGGTTATATACTTATACGTTGTTTATTTGAAAAGGTTACATTTTTTTTCGTTTATTTTATTGCTTTTTTCTTGTTTTAAATAGTGCATCAATCTTTTGTTGTTTCTTTCGTTGGGAGCTAAAAAAGTATTTTAAGCGTCGGCGGATGATTTCGAGGTATTGTTTTACATTTATCATATTACTATCTATTATATACGTTTATACTCTTATACTAGTCTATTGTGTACCTGTTTAGCGTGTGTATTGTTTTAAGGTCTGTTAACGAGGGTATATTTTTTACTCTGTAACTAACTGTCAATGAACGGGTTAACTTGTTTTGTGTGTGTTGTGTGTGTTGGTTGTTTGTTTGGTTTCTTTATTCGTTTACTCACTGAGGGGTTAAAATAATGGGGCTTTATAGGGGGTTTATATCAATTTCACTCAATGTAAAGGGGGTTTCACCCTTTTAAGCTACTTATTTACATTTAAAGTAATGCTTATGTTTTTTAAAGCTCCTTGTAAATAACCAATTATATAAGCGTGGCTTTGCTCTTTATTTTCAAACCATTGGTTAACTAGTTTTAAAGTGTCGTTAATATCCTGGTTTATTCTTTCGGCTTTTTCGTTGTTTAGTGTTTTCATGTCTTTAGTTTTTAGGGGTTTGTTATTGTTTCTAATCTATTGTAAAGATAAGTTATTTATGCGCGTATATTGTAATATTGGGTTGAGTGGTTTAAATAATTTGTAAGCGGTAAAATAGATATATGAACGGTAAATATATACGCGTTTTTACGTTTATTTTATTACTCTTTTCTATTTTTTCAAATGGCTATATTTACAGAACTGTAATAAAATAAAATCATGCCAAAATATGACAAACTTGTAATATAGAATCAATCTAAATAAATTAATATCATGCCAAAGTATACCAATAATGATATTTATAATAAGTCTAAATAAGCCGGCAAATACTCTAATTAGAATCATTCTAAATAAGGAGCTAACATATACGCGTGGATGATACCAATAGTTAATTAGAATCAATCTAAATAAGCCTATGAACATACATGGCACACACTAACAATATTTTTTACATACATAAAACATATACACATAAATTTATATAATAGAATCCAGGGAACTAATAAATTAAGCAATTAGCCCAAACCAAAACCACAAAACAAAAAACAAAAAACACAAAGACAAAAAGCATTTAGCGGACGGATTTCGACGACCCCCCCCTACAGGCAGACACAAACGAAATTTGAAATTAAGGCTATATACCCTCACGACAATATTTTTTTTATAAAATTTTTTTAATATAATTTTTATTCAACACAATTAATTTCAAAATAATTCAAAATAATTGTAACCTTACTGTAACTTTGTGCGTATAAGGTATAAAAAACGGATATGGAAATGACAGAAAAAGAAAGTAGAGAGTTATTAGATAAGGCATTGGTAGATTGTTTGTATGAGATTGATTTGTGTGGTCATATAGCTTTGATAGGTAAGGAGGGGTATATAGAGTATTTGATGAGGGGGTGTAAGATTGACAAGATGGTAATGGAATTTTATAACGATAAAAATATGACAAACTTGTAATATGGTAAAAGAGGATAAGTATAGGGTTTACACTAGTGTATTTATGATGGAGGGAAATGATTTGTATTCTGATACAGATACAGACCCTATAATTACCGCCGAATTAGACGCTATTAGTGAGTTGGCGTTTGATGATGGTGGTAATAGTTTGCCTTATTCAATAAGTGTTAGTATCTTTGGTCAGGAATGGGATAGGGATAATTACTTATTTGAGGATAAGCCTGCTACTTATAGGAGGTGGGACCAAAAGGTTGCTGTACATGTAATAGTGTTTAATAGCGAGATAGATAAGAAATTGTATGATTGTGATGATAAAGTAATAATAGAAAAATATGGAGTATAGAGATTTTGAGAAGGTTATTGGGTTAATGGTTAGTCATAGTAGCAAGTTAAATAAATTGTATAGTGAGTTTAAGATAGACCTTATAGATTCATTTGATGAACATAATACTTTAGTAGAGATGTTATGGAGTGAGGTATTAACCGCAGAGGGTACTGAATGGATGGGTTGGTACTTATACGATAAGAATGGTATTAGTGGTAAGCCTAATAAGGATATTAAAGCCCATGATTTAGATAAGGAGATATGCCGCAATTTAAAGGAGCTTCACAAGTATTTAGTAGATAATAAGTATTTTAAAAATCAAAAGTAGGATGGAAGAAGATAAACCAAAATTAGAATCCGCGTCATTTGAATTTTCTCAAGATGGTAATTGCTTGGTGCGCGAAGATGAGGCTGAGTTTTTAACTATAGAATGCGAATCGTCTCTAGGCATTGATAGAGATGAAGGATGCTTTTTTATTTTAAAAACTAAGAAGTGGTCAATAGATTCTGCTAAAGATTTGCAAGATTTATTTGATAGAATTGATAAAGTGATAATAAGTAAAACTAAAAATAAAATAAAATGAAAGAAAAACAAATTAGAAAAGTAACCTTATCCTCAGAAGGATTGAAAGGTTTAATTATTGAAGGTACTGTAGAGACAGTAAAAGAGAATCGTATTGCTATTAATGGGTTTAAGGATACTGTTCGTCATCCTATACACTTAGATTTAGAAGATAAGATTAAGGATTTAAGATTCCACGCTTTGAATATTGCGGGATTAATCACAGATTCGACACCTAAAAGTGAGAAGGCTAGTTTAATAGCTAGTTGTAATGTATTATCTTTTGAGGTATCTGAAGATTTCTTCGTGTTAAAAGTGGAGAGCCGTGTATTCGATACTAAGTTTATTAAGTTCTCTACTCCTAAAGTAGATAGTTCGGATGGATATGAGTTCTTTGATATTGTTAACCAACTATTAGTAGAGATTCTTATTGAGGTTCATGCTTATACAAAAGGATTAAAGAAGATTACTAACGAGGAGATTACTGTTCGTTATATCCAACAAGGTAAAGACTCTAATATAGATATGGAAGCATTTAAAGAGATGTCTAATGAAGATAAGAGAGATTATATGACTTCTGTATTAGAGAAGCTAGGATGTATCGTTATAACTAATGAAGATATGGATATTAGCAACATTGATATTACGGAAGAAGTATTGATATTGGAGGAGATTGCTGAACCAATTAAATTAAAAGCGTAATGGCTATCCATACATTATTTCCAAATAAGGTTTACTTAGACCCTATCGCTCATAAATATTTCGATAACGAAGGTTTAGAGTATATGGGTTTTAGTAAACTTTATGGATATTTAGTTCCTAAGTTTGATTCTGATGGTATATCTAGGATTATGTCCAGGAATAGCGGAGTATCTCAAGAGGATATACAAGCGGGTTGGAATAAATCTACAGAGAATGGTACAAGAATAGACAAGGCTTTAGAGTTATATGCTCAAACCGCTACGTTTCTTTCTGAAGATGCTGATATAAAAGAGTTAGTAGTTAGTGTACTTGAGAAGTACAAGGGCTATAACAGAACTTATGAGCAAGGAATACCTTACGATTTAGAAAGAAGGCTTGCTGGTAGTTGGGATAAGCTTAGTTTAGTATCTAACAGAAAAGATAGCAAGTTCCATTTATCTGATTTTAAATGTTTTGAGAAAGGATATGATAGTTTATTCAAAGTTAGCGGTCAACCATTCTTAAATGCTCCATTTACACACCTAGTAAACAACAAATACACTAAAATTTGCTTTCAATTAAGTTATTATTCGCATTTATTTGAGGAATTAACAGGAAGGAAGTGTGAGAGGTTATTTATTGACTTAATTACTCCTAGTTGGAACGAAGACGGCACATTAAAAGCTTATAAAAACGAGGTTGTACCTGCTGTTTACATGAAAAGTGATGTTAAGATACTATTAGAGTATTTTAAAGACAAAATAGTAAGTGATATGACTCCTAAAACTACTTATTTTAACTTAGATATAGAAGAATTTTAATATTAACTAAAAATTACATAAATTAGTAGCGGAAACGAGATGTTGTCCGCTATTTTTTTTATAGAAACATATTATGAGTTATTTATTTCACTTAGACCAAAAGAATAATGCTGTTCTTCATCCTGAAGCAGTTAGATTATGTCCAGAGTTAAGACTATTAAGCGAGAAAGAAGTACTTTTTATAGTACTAGCCTTTGATTACAATTCCATTTACAAGCAATATCCCGAAAGACAAAGGTTATCTAAAGCCATTTGGCATGTATTCGGAGATAATAACCCTAAGCTATTAGAGGAAGATAAGAGGGAAAAGAGAATACAAGCTGCAATAGAAGCCTATAAATCTTTACAATACAATAGAAACGAGGAATTAATATCTATTTACCAACAAAAAATAGAGCAATCTCAACAAGAGATATTAATGGAGGATAGTTCTACTAGATTAAAGAATCTAAGAGAGATTATATCGGGTTTCCGTAAAGATATTAGAGATTTAGAAACAGAGATTATAGAAAAGAACATATTAGAAGCTGAACTTAAAGGAGATAGGGAATTAAGCCTTATGGAATCTTGGCAAACTAACATCAAGCACTATAACTCAATTAGATTTAAGAAATAATGGATATAAAAGACGTACCTATTCTAAAAACCCCTTATTATAAGGGAAAAAACTTTTGTCCTAATCCCGTAGTTAAATACGGAATACCTGGATATGCAGATAGCTTACTAAATCCTAAAGTGGTAGGAACTCCTGATTACTTAAAGTATTGGGAAGAACAATTATACTATATTCACAATGGCATTCAAACAGGAGGTGTTTATATCCCCGGCAGATACTACTATTTCTTAAACTTTAGTACATTCTCTACCGTTGGAGGCGTTGTAACTCCCGATATGTGTGATTTACACTTAGAATTAGCCTACTTAATAGATTACGCTAAGGCTAATGGTAAGAATATTATGGCAGCTAAGGGTAGACGTAAAGGTATATCCGAGTTTACCCAAAAGGCAGTTGTAGATTACGGCTACAGATTCAATTTTGCTTATCAAGCAGGTGTAGCAGCAGGATTAAAAGATTACGCAGAGGATTTTATGAAGAAGTGGAGTTTGGCGGATTCTTTAATAGTTCCTGAGTTTAGAATGGGTACATTATTGAATAATGATGACGAGGTTATCGCAGGATATAAGATAAAAGACAAAGGTCAATATATAGACAAAGGAACTAATAGCAAAATACTAGTTCGTACCATGCACACTAACCCTAATATGTTTAAAGGATTGTATTTAAACGATGTAATTGCAGAGGAGTGTGGAGAGTTTGAGAAATTAAAAGAGTTTTATTCAGCTACAAGAGCTTGTTTGACTAAAGGTAATAAGCAGATAGGAACTATGTTTTTCTATGGTACAGGAGGAAACATTAATAAAGGTTCAAAAGACTTTATGGAGATGTGGAATGAGCCAGATTCATACAATTTTATTAAATTCCTAATACCCGCTACTAGATTTTACTTTCCTCACTATGGTGGAGCAACAGATAACGACCAAGATGTAGGAGAGATACCATCTTTATTAAGCGGAGATAAGAAACCATACCAATTAATAGGAGTGGAGGATGAAACTACTGCTAAAGAGTCAATACTAAGAGATAGAGCTATTAAGAAGAAAGGTCCTTTAAAAGATTACTTAGAGGAGTTACAAAACTTTCCATTAGATGAGACTGAGATATTTAAAAAGATGTTTAGCAACAACTTTGATATTGAAAAGATAAATAATCAGCAAGATGCTATAAACGCTACTCAATATAAATATTCTAAGTATAGATTAGAATGGATTTTAAATGACAAAGGAGAGCGCGGAGACAATCCTAGAGTAAGAGCCGTTCCTGCTAAAGATACGGATGATGAAAGAGATTGTGTACTAATAATGGATGCCTATCATCCTAATCCAAAGTTTCAAAACTTATATGTTGGAGGAATAGATGCTTATGACCAAGATAAAGGTGTATCTAAATCTTTAGGAGCCATGTGTGTATTGATGAGAAGAAACACTATACATCCCGAATATCAATTAGGGCCTGTTGC